CTTGCTTGCGCTGGCCAGGGTCGATTTCAGCGCCTTGCAGGTCTTGCGGGCCTCGGCGATGGGCTTGTTGATCGTGCGCTCGCGCAGGGACCGGGCTTCGTCAACCCGGCTCTGCGTGGTCAGGTCCAGCACGGTCTTGGCGTTGTCGGCCTTCAGCTTGGCCGTGGCCTCACGCCAGTCGCCGAACTGCTGCCGCACCACGGCGGCCAGGTCGATCTTGGCAAGGTCCAGGGCTTGCGCGGCTGCGGTGGCAACCTCGGTGCGCGGGGCCGGCGCGGCGGCCGGGGCTTCGATGTTGGGGAAGTCAAGCATGGGTGTGTCCTCGTTGTTCAGTTGGGGCGCGGCAGCTTCAGCGCCTCGATCCACGTAGAGCCGGCCTGCACCGCATCGGCCACGGCCCAGCGCGTGTGCGTGTCCAAGTCTTTCCAGAGGCAGCAGTCGCTGGCATCGCGGTGCGTCTCGTAGCTCTTGGCGCAGACAGGGCATGCAGTGGAAAACGGGGCCTCCTGTGCAGCCGCTTCGGCGCAGCACTCTTCGGCTTCGTCTTCCCACTCGTAAACCTCGTCGCACTCCGGGCATTTCCAGCACTCAATGGCACGGCGGCGGTGCTTTGGCGCACTCGGCGACTCAGGCGCGGGGCCACCCAGCGGCTCGCCGACTACGTTCAGCGTGTGCAGCAGGCCTCGGAAGTTCAGCGGAGAAAGGCGCATGGCTCGCTCCTAGAAGTTCGCTTCGGCCAGCGCAGCGCGCGGGCGCTCCACGGGCGCCGTGGGCAAATCCCAGGGGGCGTCCATGTCGGGGGTGGTGGGGGCGGCAGGGGCAGGCGCGGCCGGGGACAACTTGGCGCGCAGCGCGGTTTCGTACTGCGTCACCAGCTTGTCGAAGGCCAGCATGTCGTCTTCCATGCGCTGGATCTCGGCCTCGTCGCGGTTAATGCGAACGATGTGCAGCGGGGTCGGAAGATCCGGCGCCCACAGGCAGAGGTCCACCCACTCAAGGCGAAGAAGCCACATGGCAAAAACGCACTGGTCGCGGTAATCGCTGATGTCACCGTCGACCACGGCCTTGAACAGCGTGGCGCTGCTCACCATGGTTTTGATCTCGATGGCCGCGCTCATGCGTCCACCATGCCGTCAACGCTGACGCCAAACTTGTTGTCGTCGGTGGTGATGAACCCCACCTCATCGACCAAGTTCCCGGTGCGCGCCTCATACGCCAGGCGGGCCAGCGGCTCCTGCTCTTGGCCGGTCCTCATGGCTGCGTTCTGGTAGACCGGGGCCGCCTTCCCGCCGCAACGTTCGCGGGCGAGGTCCATGGCGTAACCCAGCATCTTGGCGCTGGGCTTGCCCTTGCTGTCACGGTCCCGGGCGTCCTTGGCGCGCGATGCGGTGATGACGCCGCGCCGCGCTTCCAGCCACTCGTCGCTGCCCTGCTCGTGCTGGTGGTAGATCATGCCGACACCCCTTCGGCATCCACCTTCTTGGCGGTTTCCTTGAGCCCGCGGAATCGCGGCAGCATCAGCTGGCGCGTGTCTTCCGGCTGGGCCTCCCACCACTTGCGCAGCGAGTCGGTGCCCTTCTTGGCGGCGGCTTCGGCGTCGGCGATGGTTTCCGGCGATGCGCTGCGCGGGCGCTCGGTGGCCTTGTCCAGGCGCAGGCCTTCCACCGTTTCCTTGCCGAACCGAACGTGCTGGTCCACGTAGACCGTGACGGGCACGTTCTGCCAGTCGTCAATCCACTTCGAGCCGGTCAGCTTCGCCAGCATCTTGCTGTTGGTGGCGTTCAGGATCATCGGCTTCAGCGGCTCACCGGGGCGAAGCTCGCGCTCCACGAACCAGGCGGTGTTGAACTCGTCCTTGGTCTTCTTGGTGCGGTCGGCTTCCAGCGTCACGCGCTTGATGGTCAGAACCACGGGGTCCACGATGTCGGCGCTGGACAGGTACGGGCTGTCGAAGGCCTTGCGGTAATGCGTCTTGTCGGTGGGTGCGTTCACGGGGTTTCCTTCAGAGTGCCCGTGCCAGTGCGGCCAGGGCGGTGGAGATGCGGCGGCCGATCAGGCGCCAGCGGGTGATGGGGTGGGGGTTGCGGTACGGGCCAGTGAGCACGCCGGTCTGCAGCAGCAGGTCGGGCAGGCTGAGCGTGGCCGGGTCGCGCCCCGCGTCGGTCAGGTTCGGCGCGTTGTTCATGTGCGGCAGGTGGGTAGGCTCAGCGCGCGTGTCGAACGCGGCCAGCACTTCGGGGGGGGTGGCGGCGCGTCTCATGCCAGTGCCTCAGTGACGATGCGCAGCACCTCGGCCACCACGATGCAGCCCAGCACCAGCCACACAGCAGCGCGGGCAGCGTGGGCCAGCAGGGAATCCACGGCAGCGCTGACGCGGGCGTTGTAGGCGTTCATGGCCTCGGCGTCGTCGTTGCTGGCCTTGATTTCGGCGGGGCTCATGCGCGCCCCCGATCGGCCATCGCGTACACCGGAGAGCCGGGGCCGTACTGGCGCACGTAGTCGGCCATCGCGGCACCAAGGCGCACGCTGTTCACCGTGTCCGCGATGCGCCACGCGCAGGCCAGCGCCTGCACGAAGCTGCCGCCGTAGGCCTGCATCGCGGCCAGCGTCGTGCGGCGCTCGTGCTCGGTCATGGAAATCCACACCGGCATGCGCTTGGCGTCTTCGCTGGCAACGTCGGCGCGCTGGGCCGGCGTCAGCAGGGAGTCCAGCAGGGCGCTCACGCTGCCACCCCCAGCGCAGCCAGTTCGCGCGTGCAGCGGCCGATGGCTTCGGCCTTGGCAAGCTGCTCGCGCCACTGGGTGTGGTCGTCGCTGTAGGCGTAGGCCGGATCGAAGCCGATGCGGGCCTGGTCGAGCTGGGCCTGCAACTCCGCGCGGCGCTCTTCGGTGGCCTGGGCGGCCATCGGCTTGTAGTGGGCGGCGGCCTTGGCCTGCTCAGCGGCGCGGCGTGCCTTGATGCCGTTCGCAATGTTCTGCAGCTCGTGCTGCAGGGCCTGCGGCGCGAAGGTGGTCTGCACTGTTGCTCTCCTGGCGCCGCGGAAGTGCAGCGCATGGGGAGCATTGTTAACCGGCGGTGACGCTTACGTCAATAACCCTCGGTGAACTTTTGGAGCAAAAAAAATAGGGGGGTTAGAGCTGGGCGCGTAGCGCTTGTGCGTCGGTCTTCGGCGGGCTCGCCTGTGTAGGTGCGCCGGAGAACTCGTCCATCATTCTGATGATGGCCTCTTTTTGGCTGTCGCTCAGTTGTCGCCAGCGGTCCAGTGCTGCGGCTTCTTTGTGATCGCGGGCATCGGCCCTGTCGACATCAAGCCAGTTTTGCTCTTTGCCCATCCCCGCTTCTAGCTTCCTAGCTGTGTCGTCGCCGATTTGGCGCCGCTTCCCTGTTTCGGAATGTAGCGCGCCCTTAGACAGCATGGAAAGTAGGGATGGCTTCACCCCGGAGAGGATGGCAAGCCTCGCCATCACCCCGCGCGGCTTGCCCAACTCGTCCTCCAGTTCCTGGACGAGGAAGCCAAAGTTCTGAAATCTGATTTCTTGCAGGTCGCGCACGGGTGGAGAGTAAACACCTAGCCGTCGGGTATGTTCACCGGCAGAGAACGTCGGGGCTTGCATCAAAGTTCACCGGCGGTTATCGTTGCGGCCATGAAGCTGCGTGACCTGTACCCAAAGCTCTCTGGCGAGGAGCGTAAGAAGCTCGCCACTGCCGTGGGGGTGAGCCCCGGCTACCTCTGGCAAATCGCCACGGGCTGGCTGGACAAAGAGGGCCGCGTCAAACGCGCTTCGCTCGATCTAGTGGCGAAGCTGGCTGCAGCGGATGCCCGCCTGCATGTGCACGACATGGTTGACGAGTTCAAAGAGCAGCCGTCGCAGGAGGCCGCTTGACCTACGCCATCCCATCGCACCACCTGGCCGCACCCCGCCCGGCCCCCATCAGCTTCGATGCTGCAAGGGCTGAGGCTTTGGGCGGTGTGCGAGTTCATGGGCCTGAGTCTGAGACCGGCGAACGCACGGCTCTATCCCGTGAATCGCAGAGTGTCAAGAACAACAGCAGCCTTTTGGGGGTGCCTGCTGTGTTGGAAAACGAACAGACGGGGGCCGCATGAGCCAGCAGCGCTACAGCCCCACGCGCGACCTGACCAGCGCCGTGCGAATGACGATCCCCACAGGCCCGCACTTGCTGTTGTTCCTGTGCTCGCATAAGGGCCTACGCGCGGGCTCGCACATTCGCGGCCGGTTGCTGCTGCGCTGCCCGAAGTGCAACGAGGCCAAGGCATGAGCGCTATTCAGCCCGTCACCCTGGCGGACCACAACTTCTACGTGAGCCGCGAGCCTGACGGCTCAGTGTCCATTTTTCTGGCGCCGGAATCCTTCAGCGTGGAAGACGGAGGCATGGCCACGATGAGGCTGATTGCCTTCGACGCCGCCGAACTTGCGCGCGCCATCCTGGCGGCGGCGGGAGAGGCGAAGTGAGCCAGGCTGCGCCATACCCCGCGGACACGCGCGCCAAAGGCTGGCGGTTTGAACTTGCCTATGAGCAGATCGAGCAGTCCGACACATGGGGTCTTGCAAAGCCCGAGGCGCGGCCTTGGCTGCTGATGCTGTGGTTCACGGCCTGGAAGCAGGTTCCATGCGGGAGCCTGCCTGCCGACCATGACGTGATCTCCGGCAAGCTGGGCATGCCCGATGCGCTGTGGGCAAAGCACAAGGCCGTGCTGCTGCGCGGCTGGTGGCAGGCCGAGGATGGCCGGCTGTATCACCCCACACTGACCGAGCGCGTTGAGGAAATGATGCGCAAGCGTCGCAGCGACTCCGACCGACAAGCGGCGAGGCGCATGCGAGAAGCAGCGGACACCGCTGTGAATCACGCCGGTGTCACGCGTGACACGCAAGTGACTCCGACCGGACTCGGGTGTGAATCCAGCACCGATAACCGACCACCTACCAAAGAAGAAGTATCGAACCCTACGGGTTCTCACCCGCCAGCCAAGGCTGACGGGAAGGCGTCGCCGACCATCCCTTGCCCATACGAAGCCATCGTGTCGGCTTTCCACGAGGCGCTTCCTGCTTTGCCGAAGGTGCGGCTGATGACGGCCAAGCGCCAGCAGGCCATGCGCAAGGTTTGGGGCTGGGTGCTGAGCAGCCGCAAGAGCGACGGCACCCGCCGGGCCCACACCGCCGAAGAGGCGCTGCAGTGGCTGCGCGGCTACTTCGGCCGGGCCAGCGAAAACGACTTCCTGATGGGCCGCACGCCCCGCAGCGCTGAGCACGCCGGTTGGCAGTGCGACATCGACTTCCTGCTGTCCGACAAGGGCATGAAGCAGGTGATCGAGAAGACCCAGGAGGCCGCATGAACGCGACCACCGAGCACGAAACCACCGCCCGGCTGCGAGTGCCGCCGCACAGCGTAGAGGCCGAGCAGAGCCTACTGGGCGCGCTTATGCTGGACAACGCCGCCTTCGACCGCGTGGCCGATCTTGTGGCCGAGGGCGACTTCTACCGCCAGGAACACCGCGTCATCTTTGCCGCCATCTCGGGGCTGGTGATGGCGGCTCGCGCCGCTGACGTGGTGACGGTTTTCGAGCGCGTGCAGAACCTGGGCCAGCAAGAGCAGGCCGGCGGGCTGAGCTACATCAACGACCTGGCCGCCAGCGTGGCCGGGGCGTCGAACGCGCGCCGCTACGCCGAGATCGTGGCCGAGCGCGCCATGCTGCGCAACGTCATCGCCTTGTGCGACGAGGCTGCGACCGCTGCTTTCAACCCGCAGGGGCAGACCGGCGCGCAGGTGCTGGACAAGATTGCCACCGGCATGGCGAAGCTGGAGCGCCGCACGATGCGCCGCGCGCCGAAGAGCCTGCGCGAACTGCTGCCGGCCCGGCTGGACCGCATCACGGCCGTGGCCGATGGCGAGCAGCAGTCAGGCATGACCACCGGCATCCCGCGCCTGGATCGCCTGCTGGCCGGCGGATTGCGGCCTGGCCATGTGTACGTGCTGGCCGCCCGGCCGAGCGTGGGCAAGAGCAGTTTCGCGCAGGCGATGGGGCTGCACGTAGCCGCGGCAGAGGGTCCGGTGCTGATGCTGTCGCAGGAAATGCCCGACGCCGAGGTGGCAGACCGCGCCTTGGTGGGCCTGGGCCGCATCGACTACGAGCGCATGCAGACCGGCCAGCTTCAGCGCGACGAGTGGGAGCGGCTGACAGAGGCCGTCGAGCGCGGCGCCGAGCTCCCCTTCTACGTGGACGACCAGCCAGCCCTGCGCATCGGAGACATCCGTGCCAAGGCACGGGCCGTCAAGGGCCTGAAGCTGCTGGTGGTGGACTACGTGCAGCTGTGCGAAGGCGACGGCGACAACCGCAACAGCGAGATCGAGAAGATCAGCCGCGCCCTGAAGGCGCTGGCCAAGGAACTCGGCTTTGCCGTGCTGCTGCTGTCTCAGTTGAACCGTGAGGTTGAGAAGCGCGCCAGCAAAGAGCCCATGTTGTCCGACCTGCGCGACTCGGGCGCCATTGAGCAAGACGCCGACGTGGTGCTTTTCCTTTGGCCGGCTCAGGAGTTCGAGGGCGGCAGCAAGTTGGTGGGCATTAAGTTGGAAAAGAACCGCCAGGGCAAGAAGGCGCGGTTTGCCCTGGACTTTCACGGCGCGCATCAGCGCTGGGCCGAGAGCACTGAACAACTGCCGAGCGGCAAGCGCGCGGCTGGGGGCTTTGAATGAACATGAGCGACCTTGAGGCGCTGGGCGCCGACCTGTACCCGGACGTGGCCACGATGCACGAGGAGCGCCGGGAACTGCTGCGCCAGGCCGCCGTGCGCGCGCTGGCCCTGGGCACGGTGCCGAAAGAGGCGCGCGGCTGGTACGAGAAGGTGGCCGCGTGGCCGCCGCTGGGCCGACCGCTGAGCAGCGGGGTGCCGGCATGACCAACTGCGAAGCCTGCCAAGGCCCGGCCTGCGGCCTGTACGTCGTCGGCTGCAGGGGCTGCACCCTGCGCAGCATCGCGCGCTCGCCCGAGTTCTTTGCTGCCCAGCAAGCCAAGGTCATCACGCCGGCCTACGCGGCACGGCTGCAGGTGCTGGGCGAGGTGGCAGCGGTGCACAAGGAAGTGAAGGCCGTCAGTGAAGCGCTGAAGGCGGGGGTGCTGCTGTGAACCCGCGCGCCCTCATGCACGACGACGACCTGCAGGTGTTCTTCGACGCCACGCAAGAGGCCCGCCACGCTGCGGTGCTGCGCGTCAACGAGATGGCCAAGGCCATGGTGGAGCGCGCCGGCATTGAACTGCCGCTGATGTACCGCTTGGGCTATGACAACGCCAACTGCATCGGGTGCGTGAAGGGTGGCGAAGGCTACTGGCGCGCAATCCGCGAGGACTTCACCGATCAGTTCGAGGCCATGTGCCTGCTGCAGGACGAGATCGGCCCCGGGTCTTGGTTCCTGCGGTATCGCAGTGGCCCGCGCAAGGGCGAGCGCTTCCCGCTGCGACCGCATGAGCGAGCGCGGGAGGCTGGAGCCTGCGGCCAGGCTGGAAAGCGGGACGGCGGTTTGCGAGAACTGGGTTCGGCTGCGGATGGTGCAGCGGCAGAGGATGAGTGAGAGGGTGACGAATTGAGCGACACAGGACTAATCGAAGCCGCGTCGGGCCAGTGCAAGACGATGGCAGACGGCACGCTGCGAAT